CTTGGTTCGATACCAAACTTTGTTCGATACTAATCCAAGGACCTCTGGAAAGGTAGGGGGATCAGAAGTCTGAGACTATTTCCAATCATTAACCACAGAGTAGAGCTCTTTCACAGGTCGAGATGCCGTAGCTTGGACTTTTGCCGTAGCTCACCAAGGTACAATTGGACACTCATGTGCTCCGAATTACACGACACGAATGCCGAGACGGGTCGCCCTCAAGGGTCCTCTTTCATTCCTGTTAATCCTTGCCTCTACTTCAATCTTCCACGGTTCCTGTCTGGACAGAACCGAATACAAAATCTGTCGACCATCTCATTTTTTTGTTTTCTACATACCCTTTACGAATTCCCAGACCAGCCCTATTCACGATCGAATGATAGGTGCGAGGCTGCATGAACCGACCGGGAGCCCCCGGATTGACGGACACCCTAACTTTAGCTTTAGGATGATAGTCAATCGGGGGCTGTCCAAGTGAACGAATGACCAAGCCGGCCAGAGGCCCATGTCGGGTTACACCCAACCGCACGACTTTCATGACACAACGAATAGGACCGGCTTCGGGAGGTGGGTGCGTAATCAAAGAAAGATTATCCTCACCCTCCTCCCTTCCATCGGCCCACGTACCATCACGATATAGATCCATCAAGGCCTGCCTAGAAGAACGGCATGCGCTCACAACAGCCTTACTCGTGAGAGGAAGGCGTGTGAAGTCAGGAAGGGACTTATTCAGGTGAGGGAAGCAATCTAAACTTTCGGGAAGGGAGAGATAAGTTTGCTCACGCTCGAATAAGCCCCGGTGACGCAAGATGTAATCTGGTACCGGATGTGAATGACCGCGGGTTAATGACACCTGAGACTTCCAAAGGTATCCTTTGTTGAGCTTCAGGAAATGACTCATAATGACATGTTTTTCTTGGCCGTGGAAACCGACCGAACAGTCTGCCATTCGTCCCCCAAGTCTGAGACAAGAGTCCTCAGACGGTCTGAAGAGGGGAAGAGAACGAATGAATGGCACCTGAACCGGAAGGAATCGAGAAGCCTCAAAGAACGATGAATTTAACGAGAAGAAACGATCATGAACCATAGTTTTACCTATGGACACGACAAGTCCCGATGAACTAACGCCCTTAAACCAACTGTCAGCCTGATTTCTCGTAGACCTAAAGACAATATCATCACCATTAATTCGAACAGGTGGTAATTGTCCATAAGGTCGCATCGAGTAAACGAAGGCCAAATAGTTGGTAAGACAAAGGAGGGGAAACGAGAGCTTGTCTCCCATCAGTTGCCCTGACTTCATGAGAGTTCTACGTCCCTTAGAAACGACGATCGCAGATAAACTGGACCGTGCCATGAGCTGGACACCCATAGGGAGTGTCGAGCTTTGAAGCACGCAGTCGAGGATAGCCCTGCTATGACCTAAACAAAAATTATCTGTTGCGGACTCGTAGTCCCCAGAAACGAAAACCTCACCTAAAACATGTGAAAAACCTTTAAACTTGCCAGGCTTTGCATCTCCTCGAAGTAACCATTCTTTCTTTGACAGGTGATCGTACATCAGACCTGCCAAGGGAGAAAGACAATACTGCAGTGCCGACGCCACAGTAACGACCCTGGCCTTTCCGGCCTTGAAAACGACAGAAACACGCCGGGTACTAGGGATAACAGTACCGGTACGACATAACTCTATGAACGCCTCGCGAGTCATAGAACGATTAATGTAACGACGGGTGTTGTCATTAAGGTCAACTTTCTCGTAGAAAGATTTGGTCCCAACGATGACTCGCTCAACCCTCTCCTCATACCTCTTGTCCCATCCCGGACGGAACAGTCTGGGAATTTCCTGCCTACAAAAGGATATGAATGCTTCATCGACTGGTTTTTCAACCGAGAACTTGTCGTGGTAAGCATCCAGATCAGGCGGGGGAGAAGGGAGGGTTTTACGAAATAGAAAAATACTCGATGAGAGCGTGAAATAATCGCGTTTACGACACTTAGAGCCGAGGGTGAACTTGCGGGTGCCCTTAGTGTAACGAATATTATGACGCTCCCAGCCATGGGACGGTGACGACTCAATAAGAGAGGTGCAGAATTTCTTGATATCTGCAATTGACGCGAAGGTAGGAATGGTGGGAAGACGCAAGTTCAGCGTTTTCTCCATTAACCCTACTAAGTCAATCAACTCTTTTTGAGCCCGGTTGAAATAAGATTTTGCAACCGACTCCGCACACAGGCGACCGCGTTTCGCGGATTTACTTCTGTGTGGCCTTGACATGACCTTCTTAGTGAGCTAAAGCTTTCGACTAAGAGGAAATAGATCAGATGGAC